AGTCGCCGCCTGGCAGAATGACCGCAATGCCAACCACACCAAGGCCGACTGGCAATTCACCACCAAAGATGCTCGTATCAAACTCAAGCATCTGTACCCCGCAATCTGACTGAATCAGGCGACTAGCTCATGCGGGCCGCAGATGGGAGCAAGCTAAGCCCGGGGCGGAGCGGCATCCGGGCGGTAACTGCCGCGGTATCGCTCGCGTTCGACTAGCGGAATTCCTCAAAACCACGTTCGCTGAACGGAGTCTAACCCACACATGCGCCGCGACAACGCAACAAAGGAGTGCGCGATGGATATGAAAATCTTCGTTCCGATCACGAAAGTCGATGCGGCGAAGCGCCTGGTCTATGGCGTCGTCACCGCCGAGAAGCCCGACGTCATGGGCGAGGTCTGCGATTACGCCAGCACCAAGCCGTTTTATCAAAAATGGTCGCAAAACTTCGCCAGCGCGACCGACGGCAAGAGCCTCGGCAACCTTCGCGCCATGCACGGCAATGTGGCAGCCGGCAAACTCATCGAGATCGCGTTCAACGATGAGGCGAAGCAAGTCGAAATCTGCGGCAAGGTCGTCGATGACGGCGAGTGGCAGAAGGTCGAGGAGGGCGTTTATACCGGCTTCTCCCAGGGCGGACGCTACCTGAAACGCTGGCCGGACCCGGATCAGCCGGCGCTGATGCGTTACACCGCCGAGCCTTTGGAGGTCTCGCTCGTCGATCATCCCTGCCTGCCGGAAGCCACCTTTGCGGTGATCAAGGCGGACGGCTCGACGGAGTTGCGCAAATTCAAGGCCGGTGCGCCGGGCGATACCTCGCCGCTCGCGCAAGCGCTCGCCAAAATCGGCGCCCGCCACTCCAAGGTCGACAAGGAGCGGATCAAAAAGATCCACGATCTTCTGGCCGAGCTCGATCCCGATTGCTGCGCCGGCGTCGGCATTCCAGGTGCGCATGTCGAGCCTAACCCGCAATTTTCCCCGCAGGCGGGCGAAACAGGCGACGAGGCCGCCGATGATGACGAAGCGGAAAAATTCGCCAAAGTTTTGGAACGCCGCGTCGAACGCCCTTTCGCCAAGGCCCTTCACGGTGTGACGGCGCGTCTCGACGAGATGGCAGCGCGGGTGAAGAAAATCGAGGATCAGCCGCTTCCGCTCGGCTCAAGTTCGGTGCGGGTTGCGGAGAAGAGCGAAGACTCGCACTTCGCCGCACCCGATCAGCTTCTCGAGCGGCCCGGCACGCTCGAGGCGCTCGCCGAACTCGCCATTCGCAAGGCGCAGTCGAATCCGATGCGCGCCATGCCGGGTTTTAGAGCGCGCAAGGAGTAATTCGCCTTTCACCGCTTGTCATTCCGGGTTCCTCGCGGAGCTTGTCATCGGGCCGGCCACTTCGGGCCGGACCCGTTGGCTCGGCCCCGGAATGACGGACGAAATATCAGCAACAATCAACCAAAGACAGGAACGACACCATGTATCAGCCCAATCTGCAGCACATTCTGGCCAAATCGACCATGCCCCGGACCGTTCAGGACTATAACGCCGCGCTCGCGAGCGCCGGCGGCTTCCTTGCGGAAATCGAGAAAGCGCATTCAAATCCGCTCCCCGGCGATCCGCTCGCCAAAAGCACCTTTTCGGAATCGACGTCCCCGACGTCGGGGCTCACCTATTACGACCTCGAGCTCGGCGCCAAATTCCTCTATCCGCTGCTCACCCCGCTGCGCAACGAGACCCCGCGCGTGTCCGGCAAGGGCGGCATCCAGGCCAACTGGCGCGCGGTGACCGGCGTCAATACGACCGGGCTGCGCATCGGTGTCTCCGGCGGCAACCGCGGCGGCGTGCAGGCGGTCGCCACCCAGGATTACAGCGCCGCCTACAAGGGCATCGGCATCGAAACCTCGGTCGATTTCGAAGCCCAATATGCCGGCATGGGATTTGACGACGTCAAGGCGATCGGCGCCAAGGTCGGGCTCGAAGCCTGCATGCTCGGGGAGGAGATTCTCATTCTCGGCGGCAACACCTCGGTCGGGCTTGGCACCACGCCGACGCCGTCGCTGGCGCCCTCGACGAGCGGGGGCAGCCTTACTGCGGCCGCCAGCCCCTACAGCGTCATCTGCGTCGCGCTCTCGCTCGACGGCATCGTCAACGGCAGCGTCGCCGGCGGCATCCAGGGCGCGATCACGCGCAGCAACGCAGACGGCTCGTCGGATACGTTCGGCGGCGGCGCTGCGGCCAAATCGGCGAACGCCACCGCTTCGATCAGCTCCGGCACCACCGGCTCGATCGCCGCGACGGTGGCGCCGGTGACCGGCGCGCTCGGCTATGCCTGGTTCTGGGGCGCGGCCGGCTCGGAAGTGCTCGGCGCCATCACCACCATCAATTCGCTGGTGATCACGGCGAATGCGGCCGGCACGCAGACCGCGGCCTCGTTGGGCTCGAGCGACAACTCGACCAACACGCTCGTGTTCGACGGTCTGCTGTACCAGGCCTTCAAGTCGGGCTCCAACTCCTACGTCGATTATCTGCCGACCGGCACCGCCGGCACCGGCTCGACGCTGACCGGCGACGGCGCCGGCGGCATCGTCGAGATCGACGCGGCGCTCAAGGACCGCTGGGACAATTACCGGCTCTCGCCCGACACGATGTGGGTCGGCTCGCAGGTCGCCAACAATCTGTCCACAAAAATCCTCGCCGGCGGCGCCAACGCCGCGCAACGCTTCGTCTTCGACAGCGACCAGGGCGCGCTCGGCGGCGGCGTCATGGTGCGCACCTATCTCAACAAGTTCTCCATGGCCGGCCCGAAGACGCTCGACATCCGGGTGCATCCCAACATGCCCGCTGGCACGGTGCTGATGACCTCGAAGACTTTGCCCTATCCGCTGTCGAACGTCGGCAACGTCATGCAGATCCGCACCCGCCAGGACTATTATCAGATCGAATGGCCGCCGCGCGCGCGCCGCTACGAAAGCGGCGTCTACGCCGACGAGGTGCTGCAGCACTACTTCCCGCCGTCCATGGCGGTGATCTCAAACATCGCTGCGGGCTAAGAGCTTCCCTCTCCCCTTGCGGGAGATGGTGGCCGCGAAGCGAGCGGCCGGGTGAGGGGCCGCTACTCGCTCCAAGCAGTCTCGTCATGCGCGGGCTTGATCCGCGCATCCCTGCTACCTGGCCGCCGCATGCATTGCCAGATCAAGTCCGGCAAAGACGAACCGTTGGGATCAGAATGAATGACTCACTGGCCCTCGCGAATCCTGACCGCCGTGCCGCAATCGTGGCCGGTGCGGACGGAGATCATCAAGGCCATCCGCACGCTGGCAGCGCAGGTCGAGGAGGAAAAGCAACTTCAGCGTCGCGCTGAGCTCGCCGCCATCCGACGCGATTGCGAGGAAATGGCGGAAGCCCTTCGCAAAGTCTGCCGCGAGCTGTGCAAAGCAGGCTTCAATCCCGATGAGCCGCGCGTGCCGGCGGGCAATCCTGATGGCGGACAGTGGACCAGGGAGAGTGGGAACGGGGTTTCGAGCGATTCACCCGTCGTTTCCGACGCCACACCCGACAACACCTGGAAACCAGGCGCTCAATACGCTGCAATTGATCCGCCGGGCATTGGCCACAACCAAGGCCCACCGCTCGGCGAACCACCCGAAATACCGCCGACAGAGCCGGCGACGGCGAAGGCGGTTAACGCTGTCCTGAAGGCCGCCGCGTATTGGCTTGCCGCCGCGGCGTTGGCGGGAGAACCAGCCGGCGATTTTATCTTGGCCTTGGGGGCAGCCGAGTGGCTATACGAGTTTCGTCCTTGGATTGATGCCTATCAAGATCCACCGAAAACGTTCGAGGAACTACAGCAGGACTTGAGTCCACTGGACGGATACAATATCCATCACATCGTCGAGCAAACGCCGGCTGCGCAAGACGGCTTCCCGAAAGATATGATCGACGCGCCAGAGAACCTGGTGCGCATCCCGACGCTGGTACACTGGGAGATCAACGGGTGGTATTCAACACCGAATGACGATTTCGGCGGACTCTCACCGAGAGATTACCTTCGGGGCAAAAGCTGGGACGAACGCGTGCGTGTTGGCCGTGACGCACTGATCGACTTCGGAGTTCTCAAGCCATGACGCGGGCCAATCTAAAGGATCTGACCGTGGCTCAAATGGTCGAGCGCTTTGCCGCCATGGGTGTCGAACAGGACCACGCGCTGCTTTGGGACGAGAATGCGAAGTTCACTCGTCTTTACTGGCAGATGGACGCGATCAAGAAGGAACTCAAAAGTCGGCCGGGCGACCAAAGGCGCGCGCTACTTGTGCTCTTTGATCACCTTAACATGCAAGTCCGGGTTAAGGCCGCAAAAGCGACACTTGCAGTAGCGCCTGAGGCCGCGCGCCGGATGCTGCAAGCCATTGCTGATTCCCGTCGGCAGCCACAGGCGGGCGACGCCGGCATGTGCCTTCGGAATCTCGACCGCGGTGTTTTTGTGCCTGATTAAGGGCCTTTCTGGCCAAGGCTGGCAGTCTAATTGAGCTTAAGCCATGACGCGCGTCAATCTTCAAGCTATGGCCGTCGCTGAACTGCTCCAGCGCTTCGTCGCCATTGCTGTCGATCAGGATAAGGCTTTGTTTAATGACGAGATCGCTAAGTTCAACAAGCTCTATGATCAAATGGAAGAGATCAGAAGTGAGCTGAAGTCCAGACCGGGAGATCAGCCCTCAGCACTTCTGCCACTTTATACTCACCCCAACATTCAGGTACGACTGAAGGCAGCCCTTACCACGATGGAAGTTGCACCCGAAGCTGCTCGCGAAGTGTTTCAGAAAATCGCAGACTCACGTCGCTATCCTCAGGCGGCGGACGCACTTGCGGCTATCTGGCGTCTCGATGGAAGGCCGTTAGTACGAAACTAGGGCGTCGTACGCGGCGCTAGGAGACCGGCGTCTATGCCGACGAGGTCTTGCAGCACTACTTCCCGCCGGCCATGGCGGTGATCAGCAATATCGCCGCAGGGTAAGTCTTCGTCGCTTAACTCAGCGAGCACTACGCTTCCCGACTCGTCATGCGCAGGCTCGACCCGCGCATCCATGCGGCGTCGCGGCAGCAACGCGCCAAGGAGTATATCTTGGGCAAAATTGCGGTGGCGAAAGCGCACCGAAAAACAAGGCGTGAAGCGGGCTGGGCATACTAGACGACCGATTCCATGAAACCAATCAATTGCGCCTTTGATCTTCCATCCACAGAATGCGGCCGTTTCGAGCATCCCATATGATTCGAACTTTGGAAGCGCTCGACTAGATACAGGAAGTCTTATTAAGGGTCGCATTTCCTTGTGTGGCAATCTCGCCTTTCCCTAGGTCTAGGGATGAGGTGAGGGCGGCCTACGTAAAGTTTCTTGACCAAGGTGCGGTCGGCATCAGCGCTTGAGCCGGACGATCGTTCCCGCACTTCGCTCGCTCAACGCGGGCTACTCCTCGCCCGCTCACCTAAAATCACGAGGTCTTCCATGAAGCTGAAAGCGCCGGAAGGCGTCGGCGATCCGTGCGTCGCCGGAGTCGCCATTGCGTCGCGCGATGGCGTCTACGAGGTCGAGCCGGAGATCGGTGCGCTGCTCATCGAGTGCTTCGGCTTTGTCGAGGTCGCCGCGGCGGAGAAGCCGAACGTCGCCAACGCTGCGCGTCGGGGCCGGCCGGCTGCGAAAAAAGCCTGAGCGGAGGATTTAGCAAATGGCCGCCTCCGATCTCGCCGCGCTCGCCGACGTGAAAGCCTGGCTGTCAGGCTCAAGCGGCATCGGCTCGTCCGACGACACGCTCCTTGCGCGCCTCATCACCGACGTGAGCGGCGCGATCACTGCGTATCTCGGCCGGCCGTCGCTCATGCCGCGCCCGTTCGTCGAGCGAATGGACGGCAACGGCAAGGCGCGCATTTTTTTGCGGCACTATCCGGTGCTGCAAATGACTTCGCTCGCCATCGACAATGTGGCCGTGCCGGCGGCGCTCACGCCGGCCGCCGGCGCGCCGCTCACGAAGGGCTATCTGCTCGAAGCTTGGGACGGCCTGCCGCCAGGGCGGCCGCAGGCGCTCGATCTGTTCCACATATTCTTCCGCAAGGGCCGGCAGAACGTCGTCGTCAGCTATAACGGCGGCTACGCGGTCGAGAGCGAAAGCACGACCGTGCCGGCCGCGCCCGGGCCGTATGCGGTGACGGCGGCCGCGCCGTTCGGGCCGTGGGCGAGCGACGGCAGCGTCACTTATAATAACGGCACGGCGCTGGCGGCGGTGACCGGCAGCCCCGGCGCCGGCCAATATAATGTATCGAGCGGCGTCTATAGCTTCGCCGCGGCCGACGCTGGCGCCGCCGTGCTCATCTCCTACGGCTTTATCCCCGCCGCGATCAACAACGCCTGCATCGAGTGGGTGGCCGAGCGCTACCGCTACCGCACCCGCATCGGGCAGAGCGCGCAGACCGTGCAGGGCCAGCAGACCGCCTCCTACAGCCTCAAGGACATGCCGGATTTCGTGCGCGCCTCGCTCGATCCTTACCGCAGCGTGGTGGGGGTCTGATGCTGGCGCTCTCCCTACGCGACGGCGCGTCCGCGGCGCTGGCGGACATGCCCGAACGCGTGCGCGCGGCGCTGTCGGCAAAAGCGAACGCGCTTGCGGCCGAGCTCGAAGCAAAGATTCAGCAAAAGCTTGCCGGTACCGTGCTCAATGCGCGCACCGGCGCGCTCGCCGGCTCGATCATCGCCACGATCGAGGACTCGTCCGCCAACGTTTCCGTGAGCATCGCCACCTCCGGCGACGTGAAATACGCCGCGATCCACGAGTTCG